GACCTTCGTAGCAGGCACAGAGTTCCCGCCGCCGTAGGTCCAGGATTCGGATCCGTCGGCCGAAGTGACCGGCACGTTCATCGGAACGCCGTTGGTCAGATCTGCGGCCAGGTAGCCATGGTGCGAAAGAGCGACCACAGTCACATCATAGCCGCCAGGTGCGGCGGCGATGGATCCACCGACCCCAGGTGTCACGGACAGGTTGGTCGGGGCGGCAATCGTCATATCATAGTTGCCGCCGACGTCGGAGATCTCTTCCTCGATCATGGTTGCCCACAGAAGGCGCTGGGCGGTCGTCGCCCGGATGGGCTCGAAGTTCATGGCCGCCTGCTCGGCTTCGAAGGACACAGCGTCTTCCAGGCCGAAGGCCGCGTAAGCCGCGTCATGAGGAATGACGCTGGTCACGACCCGGGCGTTCCGGGTGCCTTCGGGGATCGCGCCGCGCAGGTGCTTGGTGTTGACCCCATGGACCGAGATCCAGTGGGTCGCAGTGCCGCCGTCGCCTGGGACGCGGGGGATGGTGTTGCGGATTGGCGTGAGGACCGGGAACACGTTCTTGGCCGGCGTCTGGAGATCGTACCAGACCAGGCCGAGGCTCGTGGTTACGCCGGTGGTATCGACTGCCTTGCCCATCGGCGATGTAACCCTTTTCGCCATCTCGTTCTTGGTGGCTGCTTCGAAGGTGGCTATCGTCTCCCTCGAAAACTGTTGCATATTTGGAAACACGGTTCACCTCGTTGAGGTTGGCCCCGGTTGAGTAGGATAGGATAGGATCCGGTCTTATGACTTGACCGGGTTCGGCTTGAGCTGGGCCTTCTGGATCTCCAGGAGCCCGACCTTATCGAGCAAGATCTGGCGTTCCCTCGGATCGGTCGCAGCTTCGGCCGTCTTCCGCAAGACCTGGATGGTCTGCTCGAGCTGGTCCGCGGCGGGTTGCATCTCACCCAGGACTTTCGGGTTGACCGGCCACAGGACAGGACCTTGAGACGGATGGTCTTGCAGGAACTTGATCGCCTCGGCCTGCTTCGTCATGGTGACCAGTGCGGCGGCCAGGTCGGACCGAAGAGCGTCCCGGTCTTTGGTCAGGGCTTCCACATTCTTCCCCATCGCTTCGAGGCTCACCAACCCGGCCGCCAGCTTTGAAAGCGGTTCCTTGACCGGATCGACGATCTTCTGAATTTCGGCGATGGCTGCAAGAGCGGACGGCGCGGCAGGAGCGGCGGATGTCTCCTGGACCAGGCCCAGATCCTTGAGCACCTGCAGGACGATCAGCTTGATCCCTTCGGGATCTGGTTTCTGAGCGTCGGCCTTTGCAGGCTCGGCTGCGGGAGCTGCGGGAGCTGCGGGAGGCGGGGTGGCTCCGGCTTCTTTTCGGAGCTGTTCCAGGGTCATCTGTACTTCCTGGCCGCCGGCCGTCTTTATCATGGAGAAAACTGCGTTCGGATTGCTGGGCTTATCGCCGAGAGAGACCTCGACAGGATAAGCCGTGTACCAGTTGTGCGGCGGGTCAAGCGGGTCGGCCCATTTCGCCATGGATCCGCCCGGGGATCCGCCGGTGAAGGTTCCCTTGAGAACTTTCTGCCAGGCGTCCTCGTCATCGATCTCGCATCCAAAAAGCAAGGCATGACCGGCATCGTCCGGCTCGAAGAAGATGACCCGACCGGCTTCCTGGTTGCGGTGCATGACACGCACGTTCCCCAGGGACTTCCCGCCGGTGGCCTGCTTCTGCATATTGGACCAGTTGACAAAATTGGGCTTGGAGCTGGCGTAGTGCATCTTATCGCCGGCTTCGTCCGGGGTCTGGTCCAACTTGAAAAACACCTGGCGCTTGGCGACGTCGATCTTCGTCATGACCATCTGCCCGGCCATGGGAACAGGCTGGGCGGTCTTGCCCTCGTTCGCATACAGCGCGGCGAGCTGGTCCTTCGCCTGGGCTTCGGTGTCATGCGTTCCCAGGGCATCGCCCTCCGGCTGCTTATCGGCCCCTTGTTTGAATACCTTGAATTTATTACCGTCCTTCTGGATCATGTATGGCATGGCTTTATTGCTCCTTTCCTTGTGGGTCGAAGTTTTCGAGATATCGCTCGGTGGCTTGGGTGAACGCGTCGAAGATCTGGTCGCCGTCCTCTTCGAGGACCTTATCCATCCTGGGCCATCCGATGGTTTCCATGAGTGAAGTCTGTTCGTCGCCTTCGACTTCCCCCGCGTAAGATGTATTGGTCCCTACCAGGCCGGTAACGCCGTCCGAGGCATCATCGACCCTGGAGTTCCAGGACTTGCCTAGCTGCTCTGACTTTCCGGTGTTCTTATACCCGACTACTTCCGGAGCCAGCGCCTTTTGTTTCCGGGTCGCTTTGATGACCATGCGCCGCTTGCCATATCCGCCGGCGATGGTCGCGGCCTCTTCCAGGGTTCCGCGGCGCAGGATCGGGTACCAGTAACCGCGGCCGCGCTCATAGTAGCCCATGGGCTTCCCATGAATGTCGAACCGCCCGGGAGCGTTGCGCTCAGTCGCGGGCGGGTAATCTTGCAGGTCTGCCTGGACGACGGAAACGGATTCGACCATGCCGGCGTGAAGATAGGGGATCGCATCCTGCGGCGACGTCTCCAGGGCGGAGAGCAGTTCGTCGAAACCGGTGATCACGAGTACATCGTTTCCGGAAGTGAGATCCGTCACTAGACCCTCTCCGGCCAGTGCCAGGTTCTCAATGCTCTTGCCGGGTCAAGTTGAACCGAAGTATCCCACTTGACTGCCGGTAGACCATCATTATCTCCATCGGTAAAGACCTGGAGATTGACGGTTGTGTCGGACCATACCCGGACAATGACCGCCGGCCGATCCTGGCCTTTGTTCGGACCCTCGGCCAGGACATAGGCTACGATCCTGCCGATCGACGGCTTCTTGATCTTTTCGATGATCGCCTGAGCTGCTTCCTTCGCCCGGCTGATCGGGATCTGTTTAGGCGTTTGGTCTGACATGGATCCTCCTGATAAAAGGCGAGCACCCTGGATGACCGGCTCTATCCGGATACTTCCAGGGTGCTCACACCCTTTCAAGTGCTGGGCCGGCTGATATTGGCAACCGCCCAGCTCGTCTAAAATAATGTATCGATTTTCAAGGGGTCCGGCCTTACGTTGTCCGGGAGGGGCCAACCTGGGCCGGTTCAACTGGCCGGACCTCAACTACCGTCCAGCGCAGTGTAGCATGGTAGACCCAATCGGTCAAGATGTACCAGGCCCGGATCCACCAGGGAAGAGGCGCGCAGACCTGGATCCCGGTCCACTTCCGGACCACGCGCTCGCCCCACTTTTCTGCTGCGGTCGCACTCCGGAAGACACAAAGCGAGTAGCGCCGGTTACCCATGAAGTCGGACAGGATCGCCCGGTAAAATTTATAGGTCTTGAAAAACACATGGGTCCGGCCATAGACAAAGATCGTGACCTGGGTGGGTCGATAAAGAAGCGGATGCCTATGAAGTCTTCTGAGCATCTGGGCCTCCCTTTTGATCCGGCTGGGCCGGCTTGTCTTTGGGCATCCCCAGGTTATCCAGGGCGCGGTCGATCTCTGCGTTGATCTCTTCCCTGGTCATCCCTTTGACGATCTTGATAAAGACCTTTTTCTTGCCTGCGGGTTGATCGGTCATGGTGCTGCTTCTCCTGTTCCTCCGGTTGAAATTTCATCATGGATACTAAAGCTCCAGATGGACTTCTGATTGCCGGCCCGGCCTGCGGCCATGGCCTCTTCTTTTTGATCTTCCGGGAAGTGGGTGGAGACGTCTTCCCAGAGCGTCCCTGTGGATTTATCCACCCACAGTCCCAGGTACTTGTTATCTTCCTCGAGCTTCGTCCGGTTCTTATCGACATACTCCAGGATCTTGCCCTTGAGCTCTTCCCGGCTCATGTCGGCCGCGTTGGGAACCTGATCGGACAGGTTTGGATCCTCGGCTACTGAGAAGCCGTCGGTCGGTTCGTGGCCGATGTTCTCGCCGGCGACCTTGACCGTCGCTCCCTGGTGGGCCTTGTCATTCGTCTCGAGGGCGGTCTTGAGACGATTAGCAAGGGATCCGGATCCGGTCCACTGGCCTCCGCCTGGGTTGCCGGCCGGCACCCTGGAAACGCTCGAATAATCCTTTTGCATGTTCAGGGCGACGGCGATGGATTGGAGCGGAGATAGGCTGGTCCAGCCCAGCTCGAAGAGCGTTTCGGCCAGGATCCCCGGATCTCCGCGGCAGGCCGCCTCGGCCGGGTTCGCCTTCGTTGCATGGATCCGGTCATACAGCGCGACGGATGGCTTCTCTCCGGACAGCCACATCTCGTCGCGCTCGACCGTTTCATGGACCAGGATGTAATCGGCTTCATCGGTCAGCTTGATCTCCAGGATGATCTCCCCCAGCTCGCAAAGTTTCGGCTTTTCCGGGATCGCGCCGCCGTAGACCTGGTCGTTCCCGCCCTCCGTAAAATCGACATAGTGCGGGTTGTGGTGAGGATCCCGGAGCATATCGCCGTTGACAAAATAGGCGAACTGCAGGAAGCCAGGTCGCATCGGATCCGGCCGGACCTTGTAAAGCCGCAGGTAATAATCCCGGTTGACCGGTGGCTGGATGATGGGGCTGGCGGCCAGCTTCCCCAGGACCATGTCCAGGATCTTCTGGATCTCTCCGACCGGCGAAACCCAGCATCGGCAGCCTGGGTGAGGGTCGGGTGGCTGGTAGATGGGATCCTGCGCCTCGCCGCTCACGTCCTCGAAGGCTTCGCCGATCTTGACCTGTTGCCCTTTGAGTCCTTTGCAAATTGGACAGACAAGATTATCTTTACTTGTATTCCATCCCCACTTCTCGATCCCTTCGACCGTGTAGGCGGTCTTTTCCCCCGAGGCGAAGGCCCGGGTCGTTTCGGTGACAGCGATGAGATCGGCTCTGGACGCTCCGAAGAAGGGAGCCAGCGCCTTATCGAGATCCCCGATCGTGGCGCCTTCGGTCCCGATCCATTCCGATATCGCGTTCCCCACTACCTTTTCATTGGTGGTCCCGAGCTGGGCCAGGAGATCATCGGTGTGCTCGGCCGCCCACGACGCGGCGCGCTCATTCGCCAGGTTCGGAACGTGGAAGATCCCGGCCTTCCGGGCTGCTTCCCTCATCCCGGAGATATACATCTGTTCCATGTGGGGGATGAGCATCAGCCGGAGATCCCGGTTCTCGGCCGGCCAGAAGCCGGGCGGCAGTGTTATTTTTGCCATGTGTCACCTCGAAACCCTTGAGCTGGAGATAGTCATCCCCGAGCACCATGCGGCGATGCTTGGGATAACTTTTTTTCTGCTTTTTGAGCAGGTAGCGCGCATGACGAATTTCCTTAAGAAACTCGATATCTCTTTCACGTTCACGCGCTGGTTTGGGTGGCCTTGACAATACGATCCCTCAATCCTGTCAGGTAGTCCAGCATGGCGCGGCGCAGCTCATTCTCGGCCACATATTTGATATGGCCGCCCGGATCCCGGTCCGGGACCGGCTCGCCGATCTTTTCCATGACGACCGGGTCCAGGATGACCTGCTCCGAAATCTCAAAGATATTGGCGATCTCTTCCGGAGACTTGGATCTATCGATCTGGTCGAAGATGACCTTCGCCATCTCTTCCGGGATGACCTCGGTCCGGTAGGTTTCCTGCTTCCAGCCGCGCTTGGAGAAGCGGATCGCCCTCTCCCGCCAGGCTGCCATATCCGCCTGGATGGCGCGCTGGACGAACGGCCGGGCGACTTTTCCGAACGGCTGGCCGCCAGCTCCGCCGCCGAAGGATCCGCTTGCCCGGCCCTGGTTCATAAGGTTCTGATACTCCGGAGGAAGCGTGACCGGCGTCGGCTTCTGGGCCGGCCGGTAGGCGGGGTCGATCCCCAGGCGATCCTGGACAAATGCGGTCGTGTAGACGCCGGCCGTGATATAGAGATCATCGGCCTGGGATTGCTTGACCACATCCTCGCTTTCCTCCATCCCGACAAACTTGAATTTCAATTCCGGGTGCCCGAGGTAGGTCTGGATGACGAACGTTCCCAGGCGCATGAGGAGCTTCGTGATCGGCCCGATCATTGAGCGATATTGGGTATTCTCCTGGGCCTGCATAAAGCCGGCGGATCCCAGGCCACGACCGCCTCCGCCGGTTATACCGAACTCCGCCGGCGAGTTGCCAAAAGCCCAGCAGGCGATGGTCATCAGAAACTCATCGAGCTGCGTCTTATCCAGGTCATGCTGCTGGAAGTTGACCCAGGGAATTGCCCCGGTGTCATGCGGGATGGGAAGAAAGCGGAAGATCCTCGCCAGGTCACCGGAGAAGAGTGCGTCGATATAATCGGTGAACTCCTTGATCTGATCGATGGTCCACTCCGAAGGCAGGCCCAGAGCGCCATAAGGAATATTGCCGTCGGTGAAGTAGCTTATCTTCTGCAATTCCCGGCGGATGGCGATGTTGATCCCTGCGAGCACCCATTCCTGGGGCGACTCACCATACGGCGTGTAGACCTTCGTATTGAGCGGCCGGTAGATGATGCGGTCGGCCGGGAACCAGGAGGTCGGGTAGCCCCAGAGCACTTGAAGATAAGCAGGATCCGGTGGGCGAGGGATCCGTCCATGGAAGTCGGTGAGCGGCCGGATCGTGGTCCCGTCCACCACCTCCAGGATAAACTGTCCATTGGATGGATCCCGGCTCGGCCATAGGGTCATGGCGTCGGTGACCAGGATCTCTTCCAGGACCATATTGACCCAGGCGTCCCAATCATAGAGGCCGTCCGGACGATTGAAAAAGTTTTCCACGTCAGCCGTCTCCGGAGAAGCCACGAACGTCCGGCCCATGGCGTGAACCGGGCTTTCCTTGATCGGGACCACATCCCACTCCAGGCCGCGGATGTACCTCTTGATATGCTCGATATTGAGCCGGATCTCCCTGCAATTCGAAGCCAGGTTCCGGAGCGTCTGGAAGTCGCTCACGTTGTAACCAGCCCGGGGGATATACATGAGGTTGATCCCCGGCCGGTACTGGAACTCCCTCGGCTCAATCTCCGGGTTCGTCGGCATGATCGGCTCGCCAGGAGCGAAGAGGCCGTTCCCTTCGAAGGCCGGCGAGTAGTAACTGGTCAATCGCTGCTGGGCCGGGTTCGCCCTCGCCGGGTTTCTGGCCGCCTGCATGAGCGACATCCAGGCGCGAGCCTGGGTGGACAGGTCGATGGTATTGGCGCCGCTGGGCCTGGCTGCCTTCCCCAGCTCGGTCGGGACCGGGGCATTCCCAACGATCTGCTCCGGCGTGAGTTGAGTGACCGGGACCGGGCTGCGACGCCTGGGTCCGGCTGGAAGCTGCGCGGTCTGGGCGGCCGGCTTCGCCTTGGAAACGATTGGTTTTTTACTGGATCTCGATTGGGCCATTCGGTTTACTCCTGTCTGCTTTCTGGTCACGGAAGAACTGCGACCAGCCGGATCCTCCGACCAGGTCATTCCACACCCAAAAAGCGGCGTCGGCCAGATCTAGCGGATCAATGGGGAAACGCTTGAGAGCACGCTCGAGGACGGAGTGCGTCCCGATGGCGTGCCTGACTTCACCTCGCTCATAACTGGCGCGCATCCGGTCGTTGCGCTCCGCCTTCGAGCCATACCCGGATCCGGCCTTATCTGAAACAAAGCGCGGCCATACGATATCGGGCCGCGCCGGCAGTTTCTTTTCGGTTGGATTTTTGATCTTCCAGTCGATGATGTACTCTTCCCACTTCTGGGCGACCTCTGCCTGGATCTTCTTCAATGCGGCGGTGTAGGCAGACTTCCACAAGTCGCCGCCCTGGTCCGTCTCCACGCCCACGCGCTCAGCTCCCAGCTCGACGGCCTTCCGGATGGCGCGCTCGAGCGCATCCTCCGGCGAGGTGATCCCTTCCCAGGAAAAGAGCGTGTAGATCTTATGGTCCACACCCAGGCCGCCGGCCATGATGCCCTGGCAGTCAGAGTTATCGGTGGAGGTGACGGCCGGATCGACCCAGACGACCTTGACCACAAAGCGCGGCAGCTTATCCCAATCGATGTGTATAAACTCGATGTGGTCCCAGCGTCCGCCGGATTGTTCTACCTCGTGCTGCGCTTCTTTCAGGAAGGACGAGATCCCCCAGGTCTTGATCTGGTCCTGGCAGATATCGAGACTTTGACCCTCCCAGGTTGCGGTGCCGGCCGTGATCCGGAAGGTGCCGTCCGGGTTCTGCTCATAGGCCAGCCCCTCGACGGCAGGGAATGGACCCGAGAGGATCTTATCCAGGAGCCAATCGGCCCGGCCGTCTCCGAGCTGCGAGGCGATGCTGTCCGGAGCCACAAGGTTCTGGATGACCAGGACAGCGCAGTCGTTGGATCCCGCCGGCAGGATCGTCTGGGTTATCATCCGGATCTTCTTCATCGTTACGGCTATGCTATCTTCCAGCTCATCGAAGTCATCCAGGACGATAAAGTCCGGCCGCTGCTCTTCGACCTTTGCGCCTCGAGCGCCGGTGTCCAGGCCGACGGCGTCGATGGTCAGGCCCTTGGCGGTCCGGAGCCGGTTGCGTCTCCATCCCCGGCTGGATCCATACTTGTTGACCTTCCGGGAGGCGAGATCCGGATAGTACCGCTCGACCTGGCTGCTCTCCAAAGTAGTGCCGATATTCTCCACATGCTTGTCGGCCTTCTCCTGGGTGCTCGAGACGTACCAGGTATATTTCCTTGCCATGTGAGCACCCAGCCACACGACGCCCAGCTCGGCAGAGGTGGACTTGGCGCCGCCGCGCGGCCACAGCGCGACAAAAGGCCGGGGTCGGATCCCCGGCCAGATCTCAGAAAGCCAGTTCCACAGTTCTACATGCCTGGGGGCAAAAGGGTGGGTGACGTAATTAGGGAAGAGCTCCTGGAGCCAGGGCTGCCACTCTCCAGGCGGACCGCCGATCCCGGTCTTTATGCGATGACGCCGCTCGATCTCAGCCTGGGCGCGTACCTGAAATGACAGCAAGTGGGTCTTCTCCGTCTCGGATCCGTTTGAGTTGATCCTCGGACAGGTTGGCCCAATCGATGTCAAGGTTCACAGATTTTCCGGCTGCGTCCAGGCCCAGCATCTCCGCCCTGCGCTTCTTGATCTGGAGCCGGGTCTGGAGCCAGCTCTCTTTTTTGGTGAGGTTGAAACGCAGAGCGGCGTCCTGCTCCATCTGGTCCAGCTCCATCTCTTCCCGATCCCGCCGGCTCAAAAGGTTGGAGGTGGCTTCCTCCCTGGCCTGCTTGACGACCGCCTGGAGATCCCTTGAGATCGTCGCCTGGTCCACATGCAGAGCATCGGCAATCTGGACCTGGGTGAACCTCCGCAGGAAAAGCGCGGCGACCTGCTT